CTTCATCCACTATAAGTACGAATGTAATGCTAAACTTTTTCATTTATGCTTCTCTTGATACACTTCAATTAGTTTGTTCAGATACCACTGTGCCTTTTGTAAATCCTCAAGGCCATTCTTGTAGCGGTAACGCCAGATATACTTCATGATGTTACCCTGTAGGTAACCTTCACTCTGCTCATTGGTTGCAGCTAGGATAGCTTCAATAGCTTCGATGCCACCTGTGTTGTAGTGAACGGGTTTGTTTACTGGATCGTTCATGCATTCCCCTGTGTCTTAGTCCACCATTTAAGATTAACAACGTTATCGCCGTAGTCTTTATTGGCTTCACGTTCTTCTTGATCAACCTCTTCCAAAGCTGATGCATACTGTTCAGGAAACATACTCTCTAGCAGTGCTGCCTTGATGTCATCAAAGTCATCTTCAAACTCAGGGTTGTCCTCTAGGAACATAGTTGTAGCAGCCATAGTGATAGCGTGATCCACAGCAGCAGCCATAGCTTCAGGTAAATTCTCTTCACCAAAGGCTAGGCCTGTATGTATCTCACCAGTCCATTCGTCTCCGTCTGTGACAGGTGTAAAGATCAATGCGATCTGTCCTGGTTGTAAATCCATCACGCTCTCCTTTTAACTTTGAGCCGTTGTTCTTTCATGCGACTACCCTTCTCAAGTAGCCAACCTTCAGGTATGACACGATGCGCCCACTTGAAGTTGTTGTTCTCACACCAATCACAGTAACGAGACTTAGCACCTTTGTACAGCTTAGCGTTAGCATTACTGAACACAAAGCGAATGTCTAATTTAGGATGTTGCTTGGCTATCTCAATATGCTTGCGTCTATCTGCAGCACTGAACAAGCCTTTCGTTTCTATTATGATACCGTTGTCTAACTCAAAGTCTGGCGTGTATGTGCGGTACTTCAGGTCTTCCCATTCAATCTTCAGCTTCTCATAAGCTACAATCTTTTGACGGGTTTCTAAGAAAGCTGCGGCCTCTTGTTCGAGGCCACTGCGATATGCTCTTTTGTTGTGCTTACGTGGCAAGACCATCCCCTATGAATACATAGTCTACGTCAGGAGGACTAGCTGCCTTGGATACACGACTTGGTAAGGTCTTCAGTGTCGGGTGACACTTGTGTTTGAAGTCACAGAACTTACACGACGATGATAAGACTAGGTTACCTGATGGTACACGGCGGTATGTTTCAGGTACTGGTTCAAAGCAACGCTCAAAGGGGTGATCGTTTTCGATGTAGTCAGTAACGGCTACAATCTTTTTCAACTCTTCCTTTGTGTCTACCTCAGAGGCATCCACGTACTTGAACTCACCGTTGCCCTTGTTGACTACCCACCATCCACCAACATCTTTACCTGCTGCTGTAGCGTAGCCTACAAGCTGTGACACGTAGCCAAAGCTGTCACCTTTACTCAGTGTTCCAAAGTCAGCGAACTTGTTCTTGAATGACCATGGTGATGCAGACTTAACATCATCAATCTTGCCATCCATTTCCATGTCATACTCACCCTTGATCTCTTGACCGTTAGGTAGCTTGAGTGTGACGTTCTCGTTGTCCTTGAAGTCCTGACCTGCTGCACGTAGTAACCCTTTGAACACAGCCTCAACGATGTCGCCAAGTATCATGTTTATCAGGAAGTGAGGTGGCAGGGGTGTCTTACCTTCTGGATCGTTCTTCTCAAACCATAGCTGACACTTAGGCTTTCCAATGTTGGACATGCGTAGGCGAAACTCACCACGTGGTTCTGAGTTGAATTGCTTATTGAGTGCAGCCTTGACATCAGAGGCAACCAAGTCGGCTACCTCTTCAGTCATAGTGGCTTCACCAGCCATAGCCTTTTGCAAGTATGTATATACTGCTAGTTCGGCAGGATGATTCATTAGTCAACATCCACGAAATCGTTGTCCAAGATGTCTTTGACTAGACTTTCATCCCCGTCAACGCCACCCTTAGCACGTTCATGGTGCAGGTCTAGAATCTTACCATTGCTGTACTCAATCAGTTCGATAAAGTCTTTCAGCATTTCATTGTCACCTTCGACAAGCTCAACCTTATCACCAGTTGATGCGTTGATCTTACCAAACTTAGCACCCGTAGGAATGCTATCCTCTACGCCCTCGAACTTAATCGTTGACATAATAGGCAACATGTTCTTGCGCTTCAGACCTGCCAACACACCGTTGATAGACTTCAATGAGTCGCGGTTTTTCACGTCCATCACAAACGGTACATCTTTGTAGTCGTCTGCTGATAGGGCTTCGCCCTTCTCATTGATAGGATTGTCTAGTGACACTGTACCGTAGTAGACATTCACGCGCTTAACGCTGCGAATAACTGCCTTGGTCTTGTCGTCCAATGCATTGAAGTCTTCGATCCAACCAGAGGGACGGCCCAAGTTGTGTCCACCAATGCTATCCTTGATGTCGCCGTTCAGGTTGTTGACTTGAACAGATTTCTCCATCTCTTCAGTCTCACTGTTCCAACGCTGCCACTGCTGACGCTGTGCAAAAATACGAACTGTGATACCTTGGCTGTAGATTTTCTCTTCACCTTTGTTTAAGATGAAAGACCCGACAGATACTACCTCTGTCTTAATCATCTTACCACCTACTTCAATCTCACCCATGATAGGTGAGTGTAGCATACCGATACGTGCAATGCTTGGGGCTGATTCACCGCCTGACATTGATACACCCATCAGCTCAGCCATTGACTGACCACGCTCGTTTGCGATTGCTAATTCATTACTCATTTCTATACCTTTCTATAGAGTCAAAGAGGCCTAAGTTATAGCTCAAACATCAACAGTGTCAAGCCAGTTCGGGCCGATTTTTGCCTCAAGTAACAGAGGAACATTCATCTTGACACCGTACACATCTTCAACAATGTCGTTGATGCCTTGGTTAAGCGTTTCAATTATGTGAAGAACCTTCTGCTCTTCATCAGGATGTACGTCTACCACCATACTGTCATGCACAGAGTTAACCACAACAGAGTGTAATGGTTGTAACATTTTGTGAAGCTTGTTGAGTACCACAGGTACAACATCACCAGTGGCAAAGCCCTGCACAGGATAGTTCTTTATCATGGTGAAGTGACTAGGCATACCATTGTCTCTGCGGTGACAGTCAGGGAATGCATACTGTCTGCCAGAGATGTTAGTAATCTTGTTGAACCTGATAGCTTCTTCACCAAGGTTCTTGTGCCACTCAGCTACTCCTCTGTATTTTTCGACGAAGTGATTGTAATAGGCGGCGACAGCTTTCGTACGTCCATATCCAGTGGCTCCAAAGAGGGGAGCGAAGGTGTGCGCCTTTGCTTCTTGGCGGGACGTTTGTTCCCCTGCTTCAGTAATGACTTGCGCTGTATACGAGTGTACGTCGAATCCTGTTGCGATTTCTTCCATTGCCGTTTCGTCCTGCGCGAGGAACGCTGCGGTTCTGAATTCGAGTTGGGCAAAGTCAGCCTCCATAATTTTTCCGTTAGGCCAACGTGATACGAATACCTTCTTCACTGGAAACGTACCGCCACGTGGCATGTTCTGCATGTTAGGGTTACGCCCACTGAAACGTCCAGTGGCTGTGATGTGTTGGGTCAAGCCTACGTGCAAGAACCCATCGTGCTTGGTGTAGTTAGCGATGCCCTCTACAAAAGAACTAAGATAAGAACTAATAGCAGACAGACGTTTAAGATCAGCGAGAAAGTTTGCAGCGTCAGCCATCCCGCGGTTCTTAGCAGTAGCTTCCAACGACTCAAGGTTACCTTTGCTTGTACTAAAACCATTCGCGCTAACCCAATCTTTACTTGGGGCTGTGAACTTGAGTCCCGCGACTTGAGATGTTTCTTCCAGTCTGAAGCCACGTCCTTCGCAGTCCTTACATTTGTTCGGTTTTGCATACTTTTCTCCATTCTTCCTTACTTTATACGTTTTGCATTGTCCCTCACATGTAGGACAGGTGTACGCTTTTGTCCTGTAGATCGTTTCACTGTTGGCTTTGACCGCATCTTTGAATTCTTGAACAGTTGATGTATAGTCAAATAGCTGCGCCCACTCCCCCTTATTCTTAATGCGTTTAGAGAAGACGACTTGTGACATCTGCTCAGGCGAATTAAGATTGATAGGTGTCGCGCCCATAAGTTCCCTGACCTTGCGCTGTAGACGATCTTCGATCTCTGCTTTTTCTTTTTCAAACTCATGCCTTACTCGTTCCAACTCTTGAAGATCGACTTTGATTCCTGACATATACATTCTGGTGAGGGTTCGGCAGGTATCAAAGGTTGTGTCTCGTATGGTACAGAGGGAAGTACTGTCTGTCTTTGCGTAGTCTGCTTCGGTAGCATGGAACAATTCGCTAGTAGTAAGAAGGTCATGCCGCAAATAATAGGTAAGCTCTTTGAGTGGTATCTCGTTAACGTTGTATCCTTCTTTGAAGTATCGTTTAAGTGTGTCATCTTTCTGTACCTCTAGTTGTCTACGCTCAGCACATGCTGCCAAGCTAAGTGGACTACGTTGCCCACGGTCAAGCACATACTCAGCTAACATGGTGTCATATATGCTACCTTCATACTGGAAGCCTGACTCCCACAGCCACATAAGATCGTGCTGTGCATTGTGCATTATCAACAGCGTTGTCATGTCTAAGACTTGCTGTATAAACTTACGACCCTTGCCTGTAGTATCTTGAGCTTCATCATGATTAAGGTTAACGATCCACCGTTGCTTGTGGTCATCTGCATTAAGCATACCTACCTGGACTAGCTCATTGCTAGGCTCGAAGGGGTCCATGTGATCCTTGTTGTTTCGTTTGGTGACGCTGTTCTCTACGTCTAGTACTAATCTCATGTCTCACCTCTTTGTTTAGGCACAGAGGGTGTTGTACAAAGCGCAACACGTTCCAAGGTGTGTTTCTGGTCACCCCCTGTGCCTAACTTATGCTGAGTAGATAGAGCGCGATCCATCTAGGACACAGGTAATCTTACCTTGGAATCCATTCAGCTTGTTCTTAGCTAGGTTGAGGTAACGAACTGGGTCTTCATCCTCACCCTCTGCTTGCATTGTCTTACCGATCAGGATCATTAGGTCAGCCTCTGCAGCCTTGCCTGTCTTTGATCCTTCCATCATAGCTTGGTTTAGGTCAGCCTTACCTTCAGCCTCTGCTGATAGCTGCGACATCCAGATCACACAACAATCGTACTGCTTAGCGATGTTACGTGCATGTATAGCTGCAGCCTTGAGTGTGATGTCGCTACGCTCACTGCTAACATCTGCGAACTTGTCGCCCATGTCAAGCACTACTATGTCAGGCTTCTCTTGTTTAACTACAGCCTCAACCCATGCCATGTTCTTACCTGTGCTATCCTTGAACATTACATTCTTACGGATAGACTCATAGCGTTTGTGTGCTAGGGCTTTGTTCTCACGTACCTCAGTCATAGTCATGTTAGCAGAGGCACTGATGTATCGTGCAGCCACACGTGTGTATGCTTCTTCGTTACACAACACGATACACTTGGCACCCTGATGTGCAAATCCTTCAGCCCCTGCTAGTAGAGAGGCATGGAAGCTAGTTTTACCAGTATTGGGACGAGCGCCAACCAACACAAGATGACCACCGCTAACGCCTTCAACCCGCCGCGCGAGTGACCCGATGTTAAACTTAAACCGCGATTCCAAAAGCGTGGCATCAAGTATTGTGTCAAGGCTATTGTCGTCCCAGTCAACACGAAGATTAGGAGTAAAGTCATCTTTGAAATCCTCTAATAGTTTACGCAGCGGTTCCAAGCTGCTCTCTGTACCGTTAACAAAGTCAAAGCCAAGGTTAGCAACTTGGTCACCGACATACTGTTGAAACATTTGTGATAACGTATCCTGTGCTATCTCTTCTTTGATAGGCTCAACAATCTCTAGTCTTTTGAACAGATCATCATAGGCACTACGTGTAGCTGTAGTCATGCTTGCGTTCATGCGACTGAACACAGCGTACAAGTCAGCAACTGTTAGGTCTACGTACTCGTATGCTTCCATGGCTGCATCAAGTGATTGCTTAATCTTGCGCACGTCTTTGGTAAAGATTTTGTCTGGGCATTTGATACCCTTATGTCTGTCGTAAAAGTCACGATTCAGTAGCGTCTTAACTAGAGCTAGTTCCATCATCGTCATTGTCTCCTATTAGTATTCTGTAATAAACTTCGAGTGCAGCCAAGGGCCACAGGATTGCAAAGCTTGTAGGTGCGCCAGTGTCTTCCTCGTCTACTGGTGTTGCAAGATAGTACAGGAAAGGCATTGCAAATAGATACATAAATGCAACACCATATAAAAAGTTAATCATTGGTTAGCCTTTGCTCTTTCCTTGGCACGTTGTCGTTCCTCTTCAGTGAAGGGTAAAATATGTTTAGACTTATAGTCTACGACTACACCTGTGTTCCAACGTGATGCTTCTTCTTCTGCCTTAGCCTTGTTGTTGTATAGCTTAGGCGCTGGGTGGTTAAAAAAACCATGGGTATTCTCAGGGACATACATCCAATCACCATCCACGTCAATCATTACTGCATACTGTGTCATCTTCCACATAGCTCCTGTAGTTTTTCCATATCCTCTGGCATACGGTATTTAATATCATCAGACAAACTCAGGGCTGAAGCTTGCTTGCCTGTCCATAGTTCAATCTCTCTACGATACTCAATCGTCTTTCCTGTAGCATCAGGATCAAGCGCAATGACTGATCGTTCACACTCACCTATCCTAGCGAAGTGTTTATGGTTCATGGTAGTACCAAGAATAGCCATACATGTTACGTTAGATAACTCTTGGTGAGCTACGATAGCAGAGATAACATCCTCAACAATCAGCATCACATCACCCTGCCCAATAATATAGTAGTCAGCAGTACCAGTATAGCGATACCATTTAGGGTGTTTCTTTATACCTACTGCTCTACCAATAGCATCAATCATCGAACCCTTCTTGTTGTAGATAGGGAAGACGACACGCTCTTGTTGTACGTCATAGTATGTACCACCAACGATACCCCAACGGCGCATGAATCGGTTGTGCTTGGTGTGTTGCGGTGTGGGTATAACTAATTGCGCTGGGATTTCCATTGTCTCTGCCTCTTTGTGTGGTGTCTCATTAGCAGGGCGCATATGTTTACGTATCTCAACAGCAGTCATGTCTGTATCAAACATACCACCTACATCACAGCCTAGCTTGTAACAGTTATACTTCAGTTGCCCTAGTTCGCAAGTAGCAGAGAAAGTATTTCTACCCTTACAGAAGGGGCAGTCACCCCTGTATGGGCCATTGGCTGAGACAGACTCAGCGTATTCTCTGTGTAGTTTCCAGTTACTCATAACGTCTATTATTCCCTATCATGTGGTGCTCTTCTGCTTCGCTGTGTTCGGCATGACAGTTGGCACATAGTATTTCGCACTTACGTATCTCGTTCTTAATCCTATCCAAAGTGTAACGCATCATCTGACCTACAGTAAACTCTTTCGTTTCAGGGTCTATGTGATTAAAATGTAAAGCGGTACTGCATTTCTTGTAACCGCATTTACTACACCCATAACGCATCTTGTAACGTTTAACGAAAGCTCTGCGTTTTGCGCAACGTTCTCTTGAACGTCTTTGGTTATCCTTCATGTAGGCTTCTTTATCGACTAAGTAGAGTGTTATTTCTCCGCTTTTAGACATGTAGTAGTTTCTAAACATCTTGTTTCCTACCATGTCACCCCATCTTAGAGGTAGCCCCATAGCCTTAACCTCTGCAACTTTTAGCTTTTTAAGTGGCATCGTCTTCCTCGTTTCCTCTCGCTGCTAGTGCTTTAGTTGCACCGCTTAATGTGTTTACCATGTAGGGTTTAACTGACTGGATGTTCTTGTGTCCTGTCACCTGCATGATGTTAGCTAAGTCAACGCCCCCTTCCATCATCTCTGTCACAGCAGTACGGCGTAAGTCCATAGCTGTAAGTTCAAGTGGTAGGTTAGCTTCCTCTAGTACCTCATTGATTAGGCTAGATATTTCTATCTTATCATAGGGTGTGATAGCACCTGCGCGTGGCTTAACACGTGGCGCTACGTAATCCTGGAATCCAAAGTCTTCCTTCTGTTGACGCAGCATATCGCATAACCCAGAGGAAATCGGGAGGTGTACCTCTGCATTACGCTTGGATTGTGTCAGGTCAAGTTGGCAACCAACTAAATCCAACTTGTCCCATGTAAGTACACGCATGTCACCCACACGCTGACCCCAATCGTAGGCCATGTGTACTATTAATCCTATGCTGCGCCAACGGAAGTTGCTGTAAGCAGTCTCAAGGAATGTCTTAACGTGATCACGCTCCCACATAACACGGCGTGGCTTATTAGCTACGGTTTGTATTAGTGATACTGGATTGTGAATCATTACATCATGTCGCATTGCATGTTTCCACGCTGACGACAGCACTGCCTTACGATAGTTAGCAGTACGAACACCAGTGACCAGCCATTGTTCATACGCTTGTGTAAGGTGGCGTACCTTGAGATTACTACAGCGATAATCCCCAAGACGTTTGCCCTCTACAACAGTGTTGAGTACCTCAGTGAGGTGTGCCTCATAGTCACGTTGTGAGTTTCCACTTAGTCTACGGAACGCAGGGGAAAGGAAATAAAACCTTGCGATCTCAGATAGTTTAGCATTTGCCTTGGGGATATCCATATTAACATCCTTCCTCTGTTCCATACTTCCTAGTCTTACCCCAACACTTATGTAAGGGTGCTATGTCACCATTCGGTAACGCAACTCCGGGGTAACGGTACTGAGGGTTATCTTTTAGGAATACCCTCAGTTCAGCTAAGTCTAGCTCACGTTGTGCAACTCGAAGGTCAGAGGCACAGGCTGCTGCTTTGCTGTAGCTACTGTGTTGCGCTAGGCAGTATCTTGTAATGGCGTTGCGATCTTGTTGAGCTACTATCTCTATTAACATTTCAAGCATCACCATTGTCTCCTTGTTTTCCAGTAGGACCAGCACGTATTGCAGTGGTCCTTACCTACTATTGTATCAATAAGCCATACGATGTTAGGCTTACCTTTTCTTTTCCACTCCCAGTTCCTCGCTGAGAATGTCTGGTTCAGACTGCCGCCTAGAATCACGTTTGTCAAGACGCTCAGTGCTGTCGCTATCCTTTTTAGGTAGCTTACCAATCCAATGAGTAACGTCATCATGGGCATCATCACTTTCGGGCATGTACGTACCAGAGGTACAACGCGCCACCTAAGTAAGCACCTGCCACACTCAGTGGCAATAGGTGCATTAGAACATTGGATACCATACTTCACCTCTATCTATTGCTTCCTTAACATGAGAGGCATCACGTTCTAGTCGCTTGCCTGTCTCGTTATCACCCTTCCAGTATGCATCATCAGCACACTTCATGAGCCAATCAAAATGTTTCTGCGCAGGTACTACACGCTGATCTTTGTGTAACATATTCATTTTCCATCATCTCCACATTAGCACATGACCCCTTTGAGTCACGCATATCTTCCGCTGCTCTTTTGTTGTTAGTACTGTAGTATGCAAAGAGCTTACCTGTTTCATCATAGAAGTTAACGCGATACCTACTCATCTTCTTCTTGCCACTCTTTCCAATTGTCATACTCTGAGTCCAAGTCCCATTCGTCAATCAAGTCCTGTGGAATATCATC